TAAATATTACAGGATATGATGCTTACACAGAATCATTAACTATAGGTGGTAGTCAAGTTTCAGGTGGTTCTTATTTTAATGGACAGATAGATGAGTTTGCAGTTTACGATAGAGAACTCACACAAGCTGAGATTACTCGTATGTATAATACTTACTACTCACCTAACCGAGTAGCTAATGGTAACTTTGCACAGATTGGAAACGAAGAAGTAACTAATGGAGATTTTAGTCAGATAGGTTCAGAAGAAGTAATTAATGGCGACTTTGCTACAGATTCAAATTGGACAAAACAAGATGGGTGGACTATTAGTGGTGGACAAGCACATTTTCATTTTACAGGTACAGGTAATAGGAATCTTTATCAAAACGTAACAACTGTAGGTAAGTTTTATAAATTCACATTTGAAATAACATCACTTACACAAGGAAGTATTAGAAATGTAAGTACATCTATTACTGATGACACAATATTTAATACTGTAGGTGTACACACACTTTATTATAAGGCAGATATAGCAAATTTATATTTAAAAGCTAGTACAGATGCTATATTATCAATAGACAACGTATCAGTAAAAGAGGTTGGGCAAGATTGGACAGTAACAGGTTCAGATTCTACACACTTTGTAGAGTTTTTAAGCACAGGTGCAAGATTTGTTTCAGATACTGTAAGTCCTATATTAGAATTAAAACAAAATGCTATAACATCAGGTAAACAATATGTCCTAACTTGTAATGTAGCTTATACAGGTGCAGGTCAATTAAGAGTTAATGTAGGAAGTAATTTAACTGCTTTTACAGAAGGTGCAAACACAAGATATTTTACTGCTACATCAAATACAATGTCTTTTTTAAGAGAAAATGCAAATGTAGATGCTTTACTTTCTAATGTATCAGTCAAAGAAGTAGGGCAGCATTGGACATTTGGTACAGGATGGTCAGTAGAAGATAATCAATTAGTTTCAGTAGCAGGTACTGCTGCTTACACATCACAAAGTGGTGTAGGTGTAGTAGGAAGAACTTATAAAGTTATAGCAGATGTAGCTGAAGTTACTGCAGGATTAACTTATGTGTATACAGGTCAGGGTGGTACTTATTACACAATAAATTCAGCAGGTGTTTATACTTTTAGTGTAGTTTGGGATAGTATTAGTTCACTAGGTATATATAAAAATGCTTCTTTTGCAGGAAAGTATAATAGTATAACAATACAAGAACTAAAGCACGATGCTACAAACTTAATGCTTAATGCAGGAGATTATCAGGCAGCATCTGATTTACAAAACTACTATAGAATGGGAGATGGTATATTAGATGATTATCCTCTTATTGCAGACCAAACTAATCCTAGTTTAGGAAGTAATTTAGTAGAAGTTCCTAGTTTTGAAACTACATATACTTCTAATCAATGGTTAGCTTTTTCTACTCCAAGTACTTTAGAAAGAAGCACAAACCAAGCATACGAAGGTAGTTATAGTTTAAGAATAGCAGGTTCAGATGGACAAGGAGTACAAGCAAGTGCAACTCAATTTACAGGTGATTATACAGTTGGAAATGTAGTAAAAATTACTGCTTATGTTTATCCAATAACTTCTCCAAATAACGCTATTAAAACAGGTGTTAATGGTTCAGATAGAAGTTTTAATACTCTTTTTTCTGGTTTAACTTTAAATCAATGGAATAAAGTAGAATACTATATAACAATATCTACTGCTAGTAACAATTACATTAGCTTTTTAAATTCAGGTACAGGAGAATTTTATTTAGATACTGTTTCTGCTGAAATAATACAAGGTAATCCAGGATATATGACAAATATGAGTGCATCTGATATTATACTAGATACACCAAATGAACCAAATTAAAAAATTAAAATTATGATATATACAACACCAAATACAAGTTTATTGACAGAAGTAGATGCAGAAGGAAACCCTGTATGTGATTTTTCACAAATTATAGAGGATAGTCCTGCAACTGTAAGAAAGTCATTAGATGGTACATTATTTATTGCTAAATTTATGGGCGAAACTCCATCTTTTTTAGAAGGGTTAGACCAATATACTCACGAGGAGATATTAGCAATAGTAAGAGGTTCTGATTGGACACCTGAACAAGAATAAAATAAATTATGGAAAATATACTAAGTGTAGATTTATCGAGTGAAACAAGTCCTGTCGTACAAGAAGTACGAGGGCGAGAATATATAGAGTATGGTACTGAGCATTGGAAAAATCTTTACCCTCAGTTTTTAATTGATCTATATTATAATTCTAGTACACACGCAGCTATTATAAACACTACTGCTGAAATGATTGCAGGAGAGGACATTATAGTAGATGAGAACGAAAACCTAGAACAATTTGTTAAACTTAAAAAATTCTTTGCTGAAGCTAATGGTAAAGAAACATTACACGAAGTAATTAAAAAGATTTCATTTGACTTTAAGCTACAGGGTGCATTTGCTTTGCATATTATTTGGAATAGAGCAAAGACAGAAATAGCTGAAATACACCACGTACCTGTAGAGAGAGTAAGAGCAGCAAAACCTAATGCTATGGGCAAAGTAGATTGCTACTATGTTTGTGCAGATTGGAGTAATACAAGAACAAACAAACCTATGAAAATAGCTGCTTTTAATACTAAGGATAGAACTAATCCTAGTCAGTTATTATATACAGGTTTATACAGTCCTAATATGGATATATATCATACTCCTGATTACTTAGCTGCAAATAATTGGGCATTAGTAGATCAAAGAGTTGCTGAGTTTCATTTAAATAACATAAGTAACGGATTTTCAGGCAGTTACATGATTTCTTTTGCTAATGGAGTACCTAGCCAAGAGGAGAGATTTCAAATTGAGCAAAGTTTAGCAGCAAAGTTTACAGGTGCTAGTAATTCAGGAAAGTTTGTATTGACTTTTTCAGATGATAAAACTAGAACTCCTGAGATTACACCAATTACTGTAAGCAACGCAGATAAGCAATATCTTGCGTTACAGGAACTTTTAGTACAAAACATACTTACAGGACATAGAGTTACTTCTCCTATGCTTATGGGTATTAAAAACGACACAGGACTAGGTTCTAATGTTGATGAGATGAATGCAGCTTTTGAAATATATTTAAATACTGTAATAGTACCCTACCAAAAAGCCATAATAAAAACTTTATCTAAAATATTTGAAATTAATGGCATTAATATACCTTTCTCTTTTGTACAAGCCAAGCCTATTACTACTAAGTTTACTGTAGAAGATTTAAAAAGTGTTTTAACTCAAGATGAAATAAGAGAAGAATTTGGATTAAAACCTTTAAGTGATGAAGAACTAACGGCAGAAGATGAAGATAACTACAACTTAGAAAAAGTAGGTTCAATAGTTTCTGATGGTAAAGAGTTACCATTATTTGATAGTATAGAAGAAGCTGAAGCAGAAGCAAAAAAGTTAGGTTGTAGTGGACATCATATACACACACAAGATGGTAAAGAATACTTTATGCCGTGTGCTAATCACGATCAATTAATAAATTTGAAAGATTGTGATTGTGGTAAAAACAAAGACAAATGCGACAAGAGTTGTTATGAAAAAACTGAGTTAGATGCTTTTTTAGAAACTGTAGAGGATATACCTGAAGGTTGGGAACTAATAGATGAAGAAGTAGTAGATGGAGAACACGCAGATTTTGACTTTGAAGAAGAACTAAATCAAATAGCTAGTGAGAAAGTAGAGTTAGCTACTACAGGAGTTGCTAGACCTGATAGTAAATCTGAGCAAGATGGTATATCTAAAAAGACATACGACTATTATAGAGTACGTTATGTATATGCACAAGATAATTTCTTAACAAGAAAGTCAGGTAAAAAAAGAGATTTTTGTGAAAAAATGATGGCTGCTAAGAAGTTATACAGAAAAGAAGATATAGCTAGAATGTCTACTAAAAGAGTTAATCCAGGTTGGGGTAAAGGTGGTGCAGATACTTATGATATATTCTTATATAAAGGGGGTGGTAATTGTCATCACTTTTGGCTAAGACAAATATACAGAACAGAACTAGGTATATCTGTAAGTACAAAAATAAAAGATGCAGATTTAGTAGGATATACTAAAGCTAGATCAGAAGGGTTTACTGCTAAGAGAAACGACAAGAGAGTAGCAATAGCACCTAAAAGAATGAAAAATAACGGATTCGTAAAAAAGAGATAATATGGCATACGTACTATTCATATCAGAAGATAAACTAAAAGATTCTACGGCAATCAATATGAATGTAGATGTAGAGTTTTTATTACCTTTTGTAAAACAAGCACAGAAACTTTATGTAGAAACTAAGTTAGGTACAGACCTTAACCAAAAGATTAAAGACCTAATAACGGCAGGAACTATAAATGATCCTGCTAATGCTAATTACAAAACATTACTAGATACTTACATAGGAGATATGCTACCTAATTTTGCGTTATATCACGCAATACCTTTTTTACGTTTTAAGATAGAGAATGGTAACATATATTCTAAGACATCAGAAAATGGTGTAGCTTTAACTACAGAAGAAGCACAACATCTAAGAAGTGAAGTTTTAAATACAGGAGAGTATTATACGGAAAGAATGATTGACTATATAAAAAACAACATTAGCTTGTTTCCTGAATACAATACAAACTCAGGTGCAGATGTATCTCCTGATTCTAATGGATATAGTTATCAAGGAATGAATTTAGATAGACCACAAGGACAAGGTAACAAGATTACTTTAAGAGATTTTTTAACACCTGATCTTACATAATGAAGAAAAGATATAAAGTAAAAGAAGTAAATAAGATTAAATTA